GCATTCTCCAGCACGAGCTTCTGATTCACAGCGAACTCCTTGGGGGCGCGTCCCCCGGCAAGTGTATATCCCGCAGCCGACGTGCCGCGGGGGTCCAGCGGTCCTGCTTACTCTGCCGCCGTGGTCGGCGGGACATCCTGACTCGGCACCGCCGGGAGCTCCGGCGCGGGAATCCAGACCCACTTCTGCTTGTTCGCACCGAACCCATTCGGGTAGTACTCCGCCATCCAGCCATTGCGATACACGACGGTGAGCACATTGCTGCCGGGCTGGGCGAACCCGCCGACCGCATCCCACGGATCTTGGATCGCAGCGATCAGCTTGGGACGGACAGGCGCAGGCATAGCAGGCGGACGCATCGGGGTCATACAGCACTCCTGTGGTGAAGGTGTGCCACAAGATACGCACGCCAACGTCCGGACGCAAGATGCAGATGCAACGTGTTGCTCGTGAGACATTCCCCGAGTAGATTGCTGGACCTACTGGAGGGGATATGCCACTACCGACACATGACGAGGCGGGACGCCGCCGCGGAAGTTACCGCGGCACGATCCTGCTCAACCGAGCACTCCGCCGTCACGGCGGGACCATCGACGAGTTTGCCAAGGACGTGCTGGGGCGCAGCCGCGTCAGCATCTGGCGCTGGCAACGGAAGACCCACGCCATTCCCGAGGCGGTGGTTGCCCGCCTCAAGGCGTACCTCAAGGAGACCGCACATGCAGGATGACCGGATGGATGCCGTCGAGATCGCGCAGTATGCCGGGGTCCACCGGCAGACGGTCTATCGCTGGATCGAGGCCGGGCGGTTCGGCCCACCCGAATCGCTCGAGACGATCCGCAGCCGCGGACGACTGGGCAGGCAGCGGCTCGTGCCACGCGTCGTCGTCGAGGCGGTGGTGCCGAAATACGAAGCGCCGCCCCCAACGGAGACGGCGCTCGCAACTCCTGATCCGGTGGCCTAGAAGGTCGACATCATCTCGGCCTCATCCTGTCGGCGCTGGATCGCCTCAAAGTGGAACTGATCGTCCAGCGCCGCAGCCCGGGCACCCTCGTCGAGCGACTGCTCGAGTTGGTCAATGCGGCGCTGCAGGTTGCCGATGGTGAGCGTCAGGAAGTCGATCTGCTGCTGCGTGTTCATACATCCCCCTTGTGTGGTGAGTGGCATGTGAATATTGTCAACCCACGCAGGATTACGCAAGTCCCACCTGAAACATTTTCGGAGGTAAGAATGGAGCGCGAATGGGGGAAGGAGTTCCAGCTAAGCGAGACCCGGGCGTTGACCTTGAGTCTGATCAGGGACTGGCATGCGCTAGGGTGCGGGGTGAAGGCCCGCGTGTTCTGCGGCGTCTGGGCGGTTGATGTGCAGCTGTTGTTCTGGTCTTTTTCGGCGATGGTCTATCCGCACTGGGCCGTCTGCGATTGGCCTGAAGATGTTGAGGGAGCCGACCCCCAACCGGCGAGGTTCAACGATGCCGATTGATTTCAGCGCCCGGTGGCAGCAGATCCTCGAGGCACTGCCAGATGTCCCGGAAACAGAACCGCCGCGGGAGATTGCCATCACGACGCTCAGCGAGTTCCGCGGCAACCGCCTGACGCACCACTTCTATCCCGAGCACTGGGCGCGGGTGCAACTAGCGCGGCATAACGCGCGGCGTTATGGTGCCATCGACTAGTGGTACAGGGTGGGGCGCAACCGTCCCGGTCGCATTGCACCGGTCGCCACTGCGCTCGTAAGGCTGGAGAGGGTAGCACTCCTCCGAGTCGCATACCTGCCCGATGACCCGGCCTCGCACCCTGTGCCGCACCCTTGTGGGACGTCGCCACGTCGACTAGACTCTAGCCGTCGCGGCGCTCTCCCCCTTGTGTCGTCGTGATCCCCCGTCAGGTCTTCGGATCTGGCGGGGTTCTCGTTTTATCCGAACCGCTCGCGCAGTCTGGCGGTCGCGATGGCGTCGCAGATGATCTCTTCCTGCGCCCCGGCCAGCGCATTCGCTGCACCGGAATCCCAGAGGGCCGCGTGCGCGAGCTCGTGATACAGGACCAGCCACTGCTGGTCGCGGCGGAGCGTCTTCAGGATCTCGATGCGCCGGTCGGTCGCCTTGAACACCCCGAGTACGTCGTGGTCTTCCCCGGCATCGACGGTCAGCTTGTCGACCATCACGATATCAAGGTCACCACCAGAACCGGCGACGGATTTCGGGAGCGGGGGATACCGCCGGGCCACCTTCTTCATTCGTCCTCCCGATCAGAGAGCGCCCGGAGAATGCTATCCACCAGCGTCGGAAGGACGCCACCGCAATACGGGCAGGTCGTCGCCAGCGTTGGCACGCCGCCCCGAATCACGAACCAACTGGTCGCCTCCCAGCTGAACCAGCAGAGCCCAGCCCGCACCGCCTGCAGGCGGGCATCACACGCGCTGGTGTTATCGCGGCGACAGGGCATAGCACAATATTGTGCTAGCGGTCCGGGTTCGCTACGGTCATCCCGACCAGCCCGGCGGCGTGGTGATAATAAAACGCCTGCATCCCTCGAGGTTTGGCGACATACCCCTCGGCGGCGTGCCACCCATCCGGCGGGCAGAGCGCCCGGTGCGTCCGAATAGTCACACCAGCTACGGTGTCGATCGCAGCCTCGCCGTGCAGGTGTCCCGTGTGCCACTCCCGGTGCACCGACTGGCCCCAGAGATCTGGCACCTCCGCGCTCATCAGTTCGCCCAGCCGACGCCGTGCCTTGTCCCCGTGCGTCAGGCCGATCAGCGTCTTCCCGTGCGTGATGTATTTGCGCGTCGTCCCGCGGGCGTCAATATGCACACGCTTGTCGTTGCGAAAATACGCGGACAGCACCTGACGCAGGGCGATCGTCATCAGCGCATCGTGGTTGCCGGGCACCAGCACGACGTCCGTCGGGCACCGCGCCGCGGACTGCTCGATGACATCGAATAAGACCCGTGTCCCCTCACTGATCATCTTCTCGACCCGGCCATCCCGGTCGAGCGGCGTGCCCTTGGTGGTCTGTCCGTGCGGCGTGTCGTAGTGGAAATAATCCCCGAGCAACCAGATGGCCCGGCGATTGATACCGCGCTGGTCCCCGTCCGCGAGTAGCTCCGCACACGAGTCGCGGAGTAGCTGCGTCGCGATCCGGAGGTCGTAGTCCTGCCAGCCGGTTTCGTGGGACCACGCATATTTCCCGATGTGCGGATCAGCAACCACGACCGCCTGCAGGATGCCAGCGGGGGTGCGCTTGTGGGCCTGCGCCGTGAGTAGCTTCACGCGTGGCGTCAGCGCCCCATCTACCACGGCCTGCACCAGTTCCGTGGCGTTCGGCCCGACCTTCGGCTTGAGGCGGACGAACACGCGGTGCAACTCGGTGACCACCGGCTTGCCGGTATCCCGATCCACCGTCGCCGTTTCCCACTTGGTCGCCTCGGAACGCTCGACCTCGAATCGACGCAGGTCTGCCTTGATGTGCGCGAGGAGATCCTCGACCGTGCGGATATACTTGCCGACCGAACGGATCTCCGTCGCGTCGTCCGCCTCGATCGTCTCCACCTGCTGGTCCGTCTGCGCGGCCACGGCCACCCGCGGCTCACGTTGCCGCGTCACATAAATCTGGTGCCTCGTCCGGGCGAGCGAAACCGACCGCTCCGTTCGGACGATCTTGCCGTCGTGGAACTCCCGGTTCAGCGCCTCCGCTGCCGCCGCGCCCCCGAGCCCCGCCTCAGATAACGTCGCCAACCGGACGAGCTCTTCCTTCGTCCAGTGGACGTGGTCATTCCGGATCGGCATCAATCCCCCTATCGCAGAATCGCAAGACCGACCGCCGCGGCGATGGCCCCAGCCACGAACGCCTGCTTCCGCGTGATACACCAGCGACACTGGGCCGGTGTCAAGATATTGATCAGTGAGTCTCGGTACTGTAGGGCCAGTCGCATCTCGGCCCGCTCGCGCTCGAAGGCATCCTGCAGCCGCATCGTCGCCGCCCGCTCAGCCTCGACGTCGATGATCAAACTATCGACGACCGCCACGGTGCGCTCGAGCTCGGCCCGGAGTGCCTCCTGTTTGGCGCTAGAATCGCTTATAAGGCGCTTGGCGGTGTCGAGGCGGGTCAGGACTAGGGTCGTCCGACTCACGGCCTTCTGACGGGCGACGACCAGTACCCTCGAGACACTGTCGGTGTTTCTTCGGGCAGCCTTGGCCGCGGTGTCCTGACGCATGACGGCGTTCTGTATCCGAGACACTTCTGGTCTCTGGACCGGGCGAAAGATACGCCACGCCATCGCGGCGATCGCGATGGCGCAGGCCACCCAGAAGACGTTAGTCGTAATCCTCAAGGACGAATCCCGGCACATGCTCGGGATCGTTCTTGCGGCCCGGTGCCACCCGCGCGTGGGTCGTCACCGGGATCTGCCCGTACTTCCGGCGCACGTCCGCGATCAACGTCTTCATCGACTTCTGCTGCGCCTCGGTCAGCGGCTCCTTGCCGTCGTTCTTGTTGCTGAAACACAGGCCGACCGAGACGCCGTTCACGTCCTTGTGGCCGTTCCACTCGCTCTTGCCCGCGTGCCACGCCCGGCGGTCATACGGGACGACCGTGTAGACCTTGCCGTCGCGCCCGACGAGCGCGTGGTAGCTGACCTTTGACTCGCTTGACTGGAGCCACGAGAGGCACCCCTTCTCGTTCGGAGAGGCGTCTGCGTGGAGGACGATGACCTTGACGGTCTGCGCCCCTCGCGTGTTGTGGTTCGGGGACGGGTGGGTGCAACTCATTTGACCACCGGGATGCTACCCGTCTTGCGACGCGGTGCGGCAATCACGCCCCACTTCTTGGCGTGGTACACCGCCGCCCACGCGAACAGGATGGCCGTGCCGACGTTGCGCGTGAACTGCGACACCGTGACCTCGGGCATCGTCAGCGTCGCCAGCAGGCTCCCGGCCACGAAGAAGCTGAGGCCCACCCGGACGGTCCAGTACGACCGGGGCCGCAAATGCTGGGTCGCATCAAACCCCGGCGCGGCCTTCGTGAAAATCATAATGTAGAACGCGGCGGAGGCGAGAGTCATCACCGCGTTAGCGAGGAGGTTCAGGCGGTCAAGCATCCTTCGTCTCCGGGAAGATTTTGCCAATGACAATCTCGACCCCACGCTGGCCTAGCACGCCGAGCAGGAACGCCATCGCGCTCATCGTCTGCTGGCTGGCGGCGATCCCGGTCACCTCAAACACCACGGGCGTGAGGAAGTAGGCGCTGCTCGTCCCCGCGCTGATGGCGAGGAGATTGTCCCGCATGTTGCCGTGGCTCGCCTTACCCACCGCAATCAGGCTGCCGAAGAACCCGGCCACCACCAGCATCACACTGTTCTTGTCGTTCGCCATCGTCGTGTCCTCATCCATCCGTTATTGTGGGCGTGCAAACAACAGGTTCCGCGTAAACTCGCCGACGCTGTCCGGGGTCTCGTAACCCATCATAACGTCATACAAGTATGCGCCAGTAATCCACATCTGTCGAGTAGGCAACTGACCCCAGTACCCGACCGCATTCAAGAACTCCTTCAACTGACCCTCGGAAATATCCACGCCAGCGCCCTCGACCGCGTCTGCGACAATTTCCCCGGCGTTGTTGATGGTCTTCACAACGGACCGGAATGCCGACGTCACCGGCGAAAGCTCGTAGTCGTATGCCTCCGGACCCACCGCGGCAGCGATGTCGCGCAGCCCGACGATCGTGCTCGCCGGATAGCGGAGCAGCTGCGTCAGTGCCCAGCCCATCTCGTCCTCGTCATCCTCCGGACCACGGCCCGCGATCAGTTCCGAGAGCACCGCTGGCAGGAACCAGAGTAGTGCCATCGAGGCAATGAACCGCGGCACGTCCTTCGACCCCTCACGCGCGAGCGTGGTTCCGCTGCGCCGCATCAGGTTGTAGAGCGCGGAGAAGTACGAGTAGAACAGCGTGAAGAGTCGCTGCGCATTCCCGCCGCCCTGAATCAGCGCCAGATCCTTCGACGCGCCAGAGCCCTGCGACGTCCGGACAACTTGATCCGCATAGGCCACCGCGGCGTCGTGGTCCCCGGGGCGGATCGTCTCGACCGACTTGAGGTACGCGCCATACCACGACGGGATCGCGACCGCCATATCCATCAGCCCGGTGAACACAAAGTACGCCTGCGTCACCTGCGTCATCTTGCCCTTCGCCGCCAGATACCGCGTGCTGTCCCGGACGTCGCGGTCGAAGTTCTGCTGGCGTGCCCGGAGCTCCGCGCTCTGCTCAAGGACGTCGGCCACCAGCTTCTTCGGGTTACGGAAGAACGCCTGCAACCCACGCCGCGCGTACTTCACCCCAAGGCTTTCGACCGTCTGCAGGTAGCCGATTGGCTGCACGATTGCGGTCGTCATCTTGAGACCCATATTGACGACCGTCACGCCCGTCCGCGCTCGACCCAGTAGATCCTCGATTGGCGTTGCGGCAGGACGCTGATCGCTCGCCACGCGCTGTAGCCACGGACGGATGATGCGATACATCTCCCGGCCCGCGGCTCCCTCAATCGCCTCGCGAATCCCGGGCCGCTCGATCAACCGCCCGACATCCAGAATCGCCTTCCGGTGCGTCAGGTCGTGGATGACGTTCAGCACATGCTCGGAGAGCACGGACAGGTCCAGCTTCACCGGGCGACCGCCAGAGCCCACGCGCTGCTCCGTGAACCCGTGCCGCGTCACCGCCCGCGTGTAGGTCGTCGCGCCAAGATCCTTTACATCCGCGGCAGCGTCCGCCTTGAACTGCGCCCAGTTGTAGTTCCGGTCGTACACCAGCGGGTAATATCCGCCCCGCATCTGGATCGTCTCGCCGTCCGCCGTCCGCACAACAAACGGCGACGCCTCGATCTTCTGCGGCGACACGCCAGTAAGCTCACGTTGCAGCGCCGAGATCTGCGGCCAGAAGGTGTCGATGTAATCCCACGCCGCCTGCACCATCCGCCACTCGTCCGCGGTCAGCTGCCGGAACGCCGCCTCCACCATCTCGCGCGTCCACAGCTGCTGCCCAGACACCGTGCTCTGCAGCAGCGCCTCGCGGTTGCCTTCGTTGCCCCAGTTGAGCGCCATCGCCAGCACGGTGCTGCCCGTCAGCTTGGCATCCGTTCCCGGCACCGTAATGCTGCGCTCGAGGAACTGCTTGCGCCGCGCCTTCGGGATCATGTTGAACAGCCGCTCGAGCTCCGGCAGCGCCTCGCGGAGCATCTTGGCCTCCGCGACACCGGCGTCCGCAATCGGCTTGAACAGCGCCGACCAGACCGGTCCCATCGGTTTCTCGCCGTCCAGCCAAGTAAACAGGAACTCTGGCTTGATGTGCCACGCGTCGATCTTCTTCAGGAAGTCGGCCAGCCGCTTAAATGGCGACGGGACATAGTCCGGGAGCCGCGGCTTGATTTCGTGGCTGGCCGCAATCGACGCGACCACTTCGTCCTCGACCTGCTGCATCGCTCGCTTCTTCGCGTCCGCGAGCAAGGCGTTCTTCCGGGTAGCGATGTAGTAGATCTGCTGCCCGGAGTCATACACGCCCTGCAGCTGGTCCGCCGTCAAGAGCCGATAGTTCAACTGCTGAGAGGCGATGTCGTTTACCAACACGCTCAGCGGGATCTCGACGTCGATCCCCTCGAGGCGCTGCTGCTCGATCCACGCCTGCAGGGAACTGCGCCGATCCAGCTGCCGGAGCGACACGCGGACAAACTCGTACTGCGCGAGCAGCACATTCATCCGCTCCTGATACTCCCAACCCGCCAGCCCGAGCCGCTGCTGCGTCGTGCCCTTCGCCATCCGGGCAAAGAACTTCCGCGTTTTCTCCGCCATCTCCAGCGCCCGCGTGGCCTCGCGGTACAGGATGTGGTTGAGCAACTGCTGCCGCTTGTGGAACGCCGCGGTCGACGCATCCCCGCGCCGCATCGCCGCATACGCCTTGCGGCCAGCCGACAACTCCGCCTGCCGGAACCGCTCGCGGTTGATATTCCGCACCGCAGTGCCGCCGATGATTTCCCGGGCGAGCCGCTTGATCGTCGGCAGGTCCGTCGGCGGGATGTTGGCATCCGATCGGCCAAGGATGCGTAGCTCCTCGACCAGCACCTGATCCGTCTCGGACCGGTGGACCGCGGCCATCGCCGCGTTCGCCAGCGCCATCGAGTCATTCATCAGGTCGGGGAACTCCCGCGCCATAACCTCGGCAGTCAGCCGCTTGACCCGCGCCTTGTACGGCTCAAACGCTTGCATCTCCGTGATGAGCGCGTCGCCAGACTGGATGCCGAACGACAGCGCAAGCACGTCCGGATCAACCCCGCCCTCAACGCTGTAGACCCCCTTCGGCAGGCTCCGGAGCACCTCCTCACCGTACCGCTGCACGAGGAGTGCCTTCGACAGCTTGACCGGCTCCACGCCCTCCGGCAGCGGATCACCGTTGAGGAGCTCACCAGTCCGCAGGAAATGCACCACCTGCTGCACCGGCTCCGCCTCGACCTGTAGGCGCACCGCCTCCTCGACCTCCTCGCGCCGCTCCTGCCACGCGGCCCGGGTCTCCTTCCGGCGCTCGGCCAGCATCTCGCGCAGCAGCGTCGCCTCGCTAAACGCCCGTGCGTCCGCCTGCTTCTGTAGGTAGGCCGCGAACTCCGCGTCCGTCATCCCGGCCTCTTCCGCGGACCCGAACAGCGGATCGCCGACACTGGCCGTCCGAGCCGCGTCGATCTCCGCCTCGGTCGCCAGCATGCGATCGAAGACCCCGCGGATCTCCGGCGACACTGGCACCAGCACGCTCCGGGC